AAATCCGCCAGATCTTGCTTGTCCAGGAGAACGATATCTTGATGGATCTCTAAATCCAGCTCCAGGTCTACCTCCACGACTAGCAGAAAGTCCAGCAGCATATCCTGAAGCGTATCCTGCACCGAAAGAACCACTACCAGTAGATGTAGGTTTGGGTTTACTACTTGCAATCAACATTGAAGCTGCTATAGCTCCATTCAAAAGAAGATTTAACTGCTTTGAAAACTCATCAAATGTTTTTTGTGCTCCTTCTCCGCCTATCTGTTTAACAAAATCTCTTGTCTTATCGTATGCCTTATAACCAAATTCAACAAAATCAATTACACCTTTAAGAAGATTTTTAGCAAAACTTTCAACAAACTCTGCAACTGGTTTTAGAACCTTTCCAAACTCCATAAGTTTTGGAAGAAGTTCTCCATACTTGTTGAACAAATAACCAAGTAAAGTAAATCCAATAAAACGATTAATTTTATCAAGAATACTTTGTCCAGGAATAGATGAAATTAGATTTATTCTTACATTATTTTTCTTTACTCCTTTTTCAAGATCTGCTTCTCTTTTTTCTACCTTTGATCTTTCCTCTTCTTTTCTTTTTCTTGTTCTTTCTTTTTGGTCTATCAGTAGATTATTTTGAATTAGACTATCAAGTTTGATAATCTTTTTCTTTAAAACAACAAGAGATCCAGAAGTTTCTGTTTTTTTATCAATTGGTTTTAAATCAGATCCACTAATTTTTTTAGTGGAAATATTTTTAATAGGAACAAGAAACTTTGGTTTATCAATCGCACTACCTTTAGTGCTTGATGGTAATAGTTTTTTAGAATCTATTGTTGCCATCTTATTATGCTCCTATAAGATCAGCAATTCCTAAAATTGAAGCATTTTTTGAGCGTGTATCATTGACACTTGAAACTGAGAATTCTGGAATTTTGGAACCTCTTGCAATTGCAGGCGTCTTAGTTGGTGCTTTAATTGGTGGAAGAACTGTATAAGTTGTCTTTGTATAGATTACAGGAGGTCCTGGAGGTGCAATAGAGCGACTCTGTGGACCAAGATTAAGAGGTTGTCCACGAAGATTTACATATCCATCAGGTTCAACACCAAGTTCTCTCATCATTTGTTCTTGACGTTTTGCTGCACCACGAATAGTTTGAAGATTTTGTTTAAAGGATGGTCTAGAAACACTACTTGGAGGTATTGCAAAAGAACCTTTACCAGAAGATGATTTTGGAATACTTATATGCCTTTCTGCAAGGGGTCCAGTTCCAAATTTAACCAATGAACTTGGAGCAGTTGGACTTGTGTTATATCGTTTAACTGCAGAAGGTGAGTATGTTTGATTGAGTGGTAGATTTTTTACTCCACCAACATTCATTCCTAAAAACTTATTTTGATATCCAAGATTCATACCTCTAGGTGCCATAACACTTCCTGTTCCAGGAAGAACTCTACCAAGAGCACCAATCATTCCACCACCTTGATAGGACTTAATTGTTCTCTTAATTAATCCACCTCCAGCAGCAAGTTGAATATTGTTTACCATTCTTGGAACACCAGTTCCACCACCTTTTTTGTTTAGATCCAAGAAGAAGTTTGCGCCATATTTGTCAACTGCTTCTTTTGACATTACAACTTCACCAGGTCTTGCAGCAATCAGTTGCGTATCAACACCTGCACCTTTAATTCTTACACCTGTATCATCACTAATTCCACCACCACCTTCAAATGCAATATCTCTTGCATCTATTTCTCTTTGGATTAAACCACCACCAAAGAAAGACTTTCTAATTCTAGGAACAATACCTCCACCTTTAAATGCTCCACCCAATCCTCTTTGGAACACTTGTTCTTGCTGTAGTTGAGGAACTCCAGGCGTCTTTCCAGTTTCTTTAGCTTCCTTTGGAGTGACAATAGACGGTTGGGTTTTTTTAAGTTCCTCTCTATATGACTCATTTTTTTGAGATATTACATAAGCACCTACTCCTGCTACCGCAGTTGCTGCCAAAACTGGATTTGCCGCAATGAATCTTGCAATTTGAGGAATAAATCCTCTTAACATTTTAAGAGTTACACGTATGAACTTACCAAATGGAGTTGCAAATAATACATAAGCAGAAAGTAATGAAGGCCACCAATCCTTTAAAAACCTACCAAGTACTTTTATTTTGTCAGCATTTTTAGGATCATTAAACCATTTTATTAACTGATTAAAAGCATAACCAAGTAAAGTGAATTTAATAAACCTGAAAATACGATCAAGAATACCTTGAGCGGGTGCAATGATTTTCTTTGCAAGTGCCTTTAGTTGTGTAAGCGGTTTTTCTAAATCACCTTCTCTTTTTTTTCTTCTTCTATCTTCACTCTTCTTTCTCTCATCTTCACTCGCCTTTTTCTTTTCTTTATTTTGGAGTGAAAGATTTTTTAGAATATTATCTAATGCTTTCTGAATATCTACGATGTCACTAGAAGTTTCTGCTGGAGCAGTTTCTGGAACTATTGCCTTTCCAGTCAATAAAAACTTGTCTGATGATACACGAATAGGACCAGTTACTCCAATATTATCCGAAGTAACTTTCTTTCTTTTTAACTTAAATCTGCCTACCTTTCTCTTTACTCTTTTAAATTCACCAACTAATAACTCATCTTCTTCAGTGGAAAGTTTTTTATCAAAATTTCTAGACGCAACTAATTTTTCTTTTAAAAGAGAGATATAAGTTCCATAATCAATATCAAAAACTTCATTAAGACCAAGTAAAGTTAAAACTCTTTCATCTACTTCTTCGTTTACAAGATCCTCTTCTGCAGTTCCTTCATACAAAGTTAGAGCGGATTCTCTTTTAGATTCCGCTCTAATACTTGCCAGTAGATCGTCTAGTTCGTCAGGTCCCATTTTGTTGCTGCTTTGCTTTTTCTTCTTCCAAATAATTCTTTAGCATAGCAACATAAACATCCCTTTCCCAAGGCATCATATTTTCAATCTCCGTTAATGAATATTTATGGTACTGCATTAGCGAAAAATTTAATTTATAAAAATTTTCAAGATCCATATGGATCATTCCTATGCGAAAAAACTGGACAAACCCTCCAACACAACTTCACTTTCAACTTCAGTATTTGGATTCTTGACTTTAACAGTATGAGAAAGTTTTGGCATTGTTTCAAAGAACTTTTCAATCTGTTTGAATTGAGATGAGTTCATTTGATCCAAAAACTCAATCAGTTCTTTCTTTGTTACATCAGCAGCAGACCAGACTTCTTCTTCATTATAAATCTTGTCTACACAAGAAGCAACCAGATCAAATGATTGATCCATTGAATTATTTTCATTAAAATCAAAGTTATTTTTAATGAACTGATCCAATGACGGATACTTCATTTCCATCACGATAGATTGATCTACTTGAATTTTAGTTGTATGCTCTTCATTTTTTTGCACTTTAATTTCATCAATATCAATCTTCACTGGAACATAAGTTTCTCCATCATCTGGACAAACAATATTAACTTCAATCTCTTCTCCAACAGACTTACCGCGAATATTAAGGAAAAGATACTCAATATCAAAAGTAGGTAGCGATTCTACCTTTACTCCTTTTGTTTGAATACAATTCTTAATAACGTTCTTAATTGCTGTTGTAATTTCTTTGGTATTCTCACTTTCAAGTGCTAATACAAGAAGTTTTTCTTCTCGCACAAGAAAAGGGCGATACTGAATCGTTTGCCCAGTAGAAGGTAGTTCCAACTCATGTGTTGGCGTAGAGATCTTTGGTAAAGGCATAATAACCTATAGAAGTTTCAGTATGATTATTTAGTCCGGAAATAGACGTTGCCCAGCATAATTTGTCAACGGTCTAGGCCATACTCCATACTCAACTAATTCATCAGGAACTACTGGATTTCCTGGAGAAGAAGCAGGTGCTTGTTGTACTGCTTGCTGTTCAGCTTGTTGTGTTGGAGTTTGCTCTTGTTTTGGTGGAACAAGAATATCACCACCACCAACAATATATCTTGAATAATTAAAGGAGACAGTGCATTTTAGTAATTGAGATGAATCATAAGAAACTGGCATTGAATTAATACTAATTGGATATGCATTCAAAAATCTATACTGCAATACTCTTCCGGTATAGTCTCTCTCAAATTTTTTAAGATATATTGTTGTTTTATATCCATCACCATCTCCTAATCCAGGAAAATTAACTCTGTAATTAAAATTAGGCAATTCTATTCCTGCATTTGGAATTCCGGTTTCAAGATTAGTATATTGCTCATTCACAATATAAGACATCCAATTCTCAAAAAAGAAAATTATATTATAATCATGATCAACATAAAAAGTAAAATCTGCTCTATCATCATACTGTCTTCTGTATACGTGCCTTTCAGTTACTCCGGTGAAGTCATTATTAATTTCATGAGTTGCTAATGAAGAACCAGGTAATGATGCATCGGAACAAGATAGGTTAAAGAACTCTGCAGACGATCCACTAATTTCAAATCCATAACCATTTCCAAGTCCCGCATTGTTTCTATGCAAATTAACCCAATCTCTTACAGGTTGCGGCGGATTAAAAGAGCACTCAAAGTGAGAAGTTAATGCGGGATTTAATATAGATGACTTTAACTCAGATACTGTTCTAGGTCTTGGTGATGGCGAAGGCATCTATCTATAAATATTTCTACTGATATATTATGTAGTCTGGATAATGGCAGAAAGTATTAAGAGCAAATACAAACCAGAGTATCCTCAAAAATACAAAGGGAATCCCAACAATATTATTTGTAGAAGTAGTTGGGAACGAAAGTTTTGTCGTTGGTGCGATTTAAGTGAGCATATAATTTCTTGGGGTAGTGAAGAATTTTACATTCCTTACATATCACCAATTGATAATAGAGTTCATAAGTATTTTCCAGACTTTATTATCAAAGTTAAAGAGCAAACTGGCGAAATTAAAACTTATGTGATTGAAGTAAAACCAAAGAAACAAACTGTTCCTCCACAGAAAAAATCAAGAGTGACAAAATCATACATACACGAAGCAAAAACTTATGCAGTCAATCAAGCAAAGTGGGAGGCAGCAAAAGAATTTTGTGCTGATAGAATGATAGGATTCAAAATTATCACAGAAGATAATCTAGGTATTAAGTAATGGCAAAAGGTTTCGGTCAATATATTGAATCAAGTTCAAAAAGAGTTAATGAACTAAAAGCGAAACTAAAGAAATACAAATATACCAAACCTGATGATATTATGATGACTATCATGGAAGTCTTTCGTGAAGGAGACTTTGTTCCTGACGTTGGAAAATATTATACCTTCATATACTCAGCAAAAACAAAAGGATTAAGATATGACGAATTTCCACTAATTGCAACTCTTTCCATCGAAAAGTGGGGATTTCGTGGTCTTAATTTTCATTGGGGGACGGTGAGAAATTATACTTGGTTTGAAGTTAATAGTAGACTATTAGAAATCAAACCAAATGAAATTGATTATTTTCGTTCTCTTCAATATGCAAAATTCAGAACTAAATAAATAAAAAACATCTATAAATGTCTCTTACTTTACAAAAACTTGAGATACTGGCTCACCTTGTAAACGGGAGAGATTTCTGATGGCATCAGCTTTTAGTGGAGAAAAAATAATAACCATAGAAGGAAAAAAATATCAGGTTAGAACAGCAACTGAATATCAAACCGGACTTGGAGTTCAGGGAACTTTAAGTACGACAGCACCAATTAGATACACTGTTCAATATAGACCAGAACCTTTTACTCCTTTAACGAATTGGACTAATTTAGGAGAAAGAGATGTAACAAATAAAAATAATTGGATTTTTACGCCTGCTGCTGGAACTGGATTTCAAAAAGCACTTATTGAAAATAGTCCAAGTAGTTTAACCACTTCTTTAGATGATGCAACAACAAATGCACTAAGTAAATCTGCTGGAGTAACTAAACAACAAGCCACACAAATCTTACAAGTTGCACCTAATAAAGCTCCTATAGGATCTGATCCAAACCAACCTGAACCACTAGGAACTACAACTAAAGAATCGGTTAATCTCGATAACGTCAATCCAGCAAATTTAGAAATAAATGATGGAAATAAAGAGCTATCAGATAATACTGAAAAAATAGAAACTAATTATGGAAGCATTGATGATTTAAGATATCCTTTCAAATTAAATTTAGATACACAAGATTGTATTCAATTTAAGATGTTTAGATATGTAGGCAGAAGTCTAGGCGCAATATCAGAAGAAACAATTGGAAATACAAAAATTTCGGGTCCCGGTGCCACTACAAGAAGAGGGACAGAAATAGTAGGAACAGTTACGCTACCTATTCAACCTTCTATTAGTGATAGTAATGGAGTGGAATGGGGAGGAACACCACTTAATCCAATTCAAGCATATGCAGCATCCATAGCAAGAGGTGCTATGGACGAAAATGGTAGTGTAGCAGATTTGGCATCTGATATATTCGGAAAAGTTTCTCAAAATTTAAAAGAACTAAAAAATAATAAAGATTTGCAAAATGCTTTTAAATTATA